TTGACCTTTGCTCTGTGCCAATACTTGTTGAGCCGCTTGAGCCACCAATCTGGACAACTGAACTTCCATGTCTTTAGGTATGGTCTCATCGGGTTCAGGCAGAGATGTACCCAACTGATCCTCGATCTTCTTACGATATGCAAACGCCAAGTGCTGAGAAATGTGCGCTTGGATCGCGGCCGTCATCTGTTGAGCTTGTGGGTTCTGTCCAATCTGTGCAGCCAACAACGGATCCTGAACCATTGCCTGGTGAACCGCAATGTGAGCATCGTGGTCCTGGTACATGAACGCCTTGGTGGGTTTGCCATTCAAGAACGCCATGTTCTCGCTGATCGGATCTGTCGGAGTCAAGTCATCTTCAACCGGTACAAGCTTGTCTGCATTGGGCACGCCCAACACATCAATCATCTGACGATGCAACTGCGCCAAGTTGTAGATCTGTGGAGCCTGCTGGGACATCTGCATGACCGCTTGGTACTGCATAATCCGCTGGGCCATGGTGCTGGAATTAGGATCCGATACGGGGATCACCTCGACCATGTCATAGTCTTCACGCTTGGCAGTCTTGTCTCCCGTGGTGGGATCGTAGTCATACTGACTGGGGGTGAAGTCCCTGATGATGGCTTTCAAGAGTTTGAACTCTTGCTTCATGGAATAGTGCACGCGTGCTTGTACAGCACTCATGGTCTTGAGCTGACGCTCAAGCAACGCCAAGGTGGTGCCCACAGGAGAGTTAGCGCTCATGTCAGACACGTTCATGTCTGCAATCGACCCAAGTCGTCTGCCTTCATCGGTGATCTTGTCCAACAAACCAGCCAGCACTTGGCTTGGCTCTTTGTAGGGCAGCGTCATGATGTTGTCTTTGATCGACCCACTTGGGACATCCACGTCCCTGAACTCTCCTGGGGCAATTGGTGTATCGTCACCCTTGACACGCAAGCCCCTTGACTTCAGTCCGCCTGGCAAGTTTGCCAAGGTACCTGCATCCACCAACTGACGTAACAGTGATGTGCCCGCTCTAGCATATCCGCCGATCAAATGGATCAAGCCTAAACCATAAACACCAAAACCTGGAATGTAAGTGTATTGGGTAAAGTGCACGCGCTTTTGCTTTGTCTTGTCCGTTTGTTTCCAATTACGGTAGATCGACAAAACTTTATTGGTGCCCCGCTCGATGGTGATGATGTATGGCAGAGCGATGCCGTCTTCATCTTCGTATCCAGGCAAGTCGTAATCGACTTGAGACTCGGCGATTTGGTACCGATTATCCTCTGTGATGGAATAGCCCTGATCCTCGGCTTTCTTCTTCTCTATGTCAGAGTGAATCTGGGTGGGCTCGCCCAAGTCCACATCTCTATAAAACCCAGCCACTTGTAGCTTCTTGAGTTCATTCTTGGTCTTGCGCATCATGTGCGTGACACGCTCTGATGTCATGGCACTGCTGGCACCGTAGGGAATGATCACATCTTCTGCTGGGATGAATATGGCCGTTTGTCTGTCCAAGCTGGGATCAAAGTAAACTTTCTTAAAGCCCGCTCCGATCAACCCCAAGTTGAACAACAGCCTCTCGTGCTCTGGCCTGTACTCAGGCATCTCCTCGGTCAGCTTGTAGTTCATGTCTTCTTTGACACGCTCTGCCGCTTCTTCTTTTAACTTGTCAATCGCACCGATGATCTCGGTCTTGACCGGACCCGCTGCGGGGAATGTTTCAAGAATAGTTTCTGACTGGAAACGCACTGCTGCTTCAGTCAATATGGTGGAGTACACACCACAGGCACCGTTCCATGGCTCCGTACGTTCTTCGTACTTCATGCCCAAAACATCTAAGCCCTTGACAAACATCTCCACCCAGTCTTTGCGGGAGTTGATATCTGCTTCAATGTCGGCCATCAAATCACTGGCGATTGTGGCCAGTGTGGACTCGTCCATGTCTTCGGCCAAGTTCTTGGAGAACTCTTCATCCCCACCTTTGGACAATTCAATATCTACTGGACCCGCATGAATGTGGACCGCTTCAGGATCCTCAATCTCAATTTCCATCGCAGGCTCACCTGCATCGGGTAAATTGGCAATCCCCACGGGGGCTTGGTACAAACTTTTTTCCATCATTAACCTTTCAGTTTTGCACGGTTCGTGCGAGGATCATAAACATACTTGCTAGTTGGATGGCCCGACGCTTTAGATGCTCTGTCCAGAGCTCGTTCCTTTGCGGTCATGGCATCTCTCTTTTTCCCAGCGGATGTTAAATTCCCGAATGCATCAGACTGCCCACGCTTTTGCAATATGCCAATCGCCAAGTCTCTAGACCCAACTTGGCTAGCCAAACGATCGATCAACGAATGTTTACCCATATGCTTTTGCGTTGCCATACCAGCTCCTAGTAATACACTGCACGTCGAGACTTATAGTAAGGCTCTTCTTGCTTGTCGGTTCGTAAATTCAACATTCCGCCTTTTCGCACGCGGATCAACGCAAGCGTGCACGCATCAACCTGGTCATCGTTTTCCCCAGCAGGGAACGATAAGATCTCCTCAACCACGGCACTTGCCCATGCAGTCTCTGGAAACCAAATGTGTCCCGATGAAAACATATCTGCCACCGAGTTCAGTCGAGCTATCTTGTCTTGCCCCTTACCGGGACTGTAGTCCTGAACGTAAATGCCAGATCGTCGCATCTCATCAATCAGCGGTTGCCCGCTGGCCTTGGCCTCCACGATAACGCTATCGGGTTGCCAGTCTTCAAATTGCTCGACGGCCATGACTTTAAGTTCAGGAAACTCGTACTTACCCTTCACACAGTTTAGCAGGATTACATTATCTGTAATAGGCCCTGATGAGTCTTCTCTGTATCTGAACACGCCCCAAGTTTGGCACACCGAATAGTCTGACCGTTCCTTGGTTGTCAACGCCGTGTCATAAGACTGAACAATGAATTCAATGTCTGGAGGATCTTCTTTGGTCCACCAGCGGATCCAATCCCGCTTAATAATGGCTGCTTCCGAGGCAGTCGGATTTTGCTGGTACTGGGCATACCACTGCCACATGATGTGGTGCATGGACGCTCGGGTTTGCTGTAAAGCTTCAATTGACCACTGTTCTGGCCAGACTGATTTCTCGTTCTCTTCGCCCTCGTTAATAATAGCAGGGAACTCAAATGCCTCATACGTGTCACCCCCTTGGTTCATGGCCGTGTCTTTGATCAACCGACCAATCAAATCCCGTTGATGCCACCTTGTGTGCAGCACGCAAATTTTTCCCTCTGGCATCAGACGAGTTCTCAAACCCGCCGTGAACCATTCGTAGGTCGCATCAAGTGACGAAAAGTTCGATGACTTTAAATCCTGCTCTGAGTGTGGATCATCGGCAATGATCAAGTTNGCACCACGACCNGCCAANGCNCCGCCCACACCAATCGCAAAGTATTCACCNCCAACGGTCGTGTTCCACTGGCTCGCCGCTTTCGCATCGGCTGCTATTGCCGTGTTTGGAAATATCTTCTTGTATTCGGCTGTTTGTACTAGATTACGTACTTTCCGGGCCATGACCACCGCCAAGTCCGCCGTGTGGGATGCCACAATGACTTTGTGATCAGGGTGTTTACCTAGATACCAAGCTGGATAATAGATCGATATCATCTGCGACTTGCCCATACGTGGGGCCATGGATACCGCAATTCTGTTCTTGATGTTCTGCTCCACGTCCATGAGCAAAGACCCAAGCCGCTTTAAATGCCGACCAAACTTGTATTTTGGATCAATGGCTGCAATGAACGCCAAGAAATCATTTTGGCAAATCGANACCCGNTTGCGTTCNTCTAANTCATCAAACATGGATATCAATTCAGCAGCGTCTGCAGGTGACATGGTCTTGGCAATCTTAGCTACCAATTCCGGTGTCAAGTTTGAGGGTATCTGCATTACCCTGTCACCTCGGTGATATCTAGTTTAGGCTTGTTGCTCAAACGCGTCGGGTCTGTGGATTCATACACTTCCCCCTCGATCACTTTGGTTAACCGTTCTCTTAGCATCTGCTCGAGCTCTTCGGTCGGACGATGACGTAAAGTAATCTCAGTCTTGTCTGTGAACAAACCAACATCGGATATCTTGCCCAGCAGTTCTAGGGCTTTGATCCTGATGCGGGGATCCATGTTGTTGGATTCAAGGATGAGCTTGTTGGTTACAAAAGTTCTAAGCTGTGCAGCAGACTTAACCACTTGCTTGTCATACTCGTTGAGTATGGAACCCACGTGAACCACAATCCCAGGACTAGACAAGTCCTCTTCGGTTGCCGCACGCTCGCCCATGAATATGGCACGACTTCGGATTCGGTCATCTTCGGTCGGAGTTGGTTTGTGTCCAATGTCGGCAAGTGCTGCAAGTGCAGACGCGACTCTATCCTCCAAGCCCTGGAAGGTTGGAGCAAACTCTGTGATCGGAGTGTCGTAATCAATTAGCGGTGTATACATGGCGGGAACGCAGCCTTTAGTTGTAGCAAGTTT